GTTGTTAAAGTTAGTATTAAGCAAATAAGAAAGGTTAAAAGGTGAAAAATTATGGCTATTGATTTCAGTGCATTTGATGAAAAGGTTGATTTACAGGAATTACAGAATGAGGTGCAGAACGCACCTGACAATGATTTTGCTGATGTGCCGGATGGTACATATATCATTAGTATTGAGAAGATGGAAATTAAGTTGACCAAGGCACAGGATAAGTTGATGTTTGCAGTTCAGGCAAAGATCAAGGAAGGTGAACAGGCAAACCGCATGATCTTCTTCAACCGTGTTATTTCCGGCAACAGTTCCGCAAAGTGGACGGACGGACAGGCAATCAAGTCTGTATGCACTTGGGTGAACAAGCTGATTGCAGAAGATGACACACCTGTTGAGTTCGTAAACTATGCAGATTTTGCAGATCAGATTCTTGATGTGTTCCAGTCTATTCAGGGTGCGATTGAAGTTGAGGTTGATTATAAGGCAGATGCTTTCAACCCTATCACAATCAAGGAAGTTTTTGACTGTTAAAAAATTTTGCTTGCGTGTGGATTGATAATCCACAATAATGTTATCAGGCGGTGGCGGGGTCACACCTTCCACCGCTATTTTCAGAAAGGGTGAATGTAGTGATATTTTATGACTTTGAGGTTTTCAAGGAAGATTGGCTTGCTGTTTTCATTGATGTGACCAAGAAAAAAGAATATGTGATAATCAATAACCCTGATGAATTAAAAGCCTTATATGAAGCTAATAGCAAGGATATATGGGTAGGTTATAACAACCGCCACTATGACCAGTACATTATGAAAGGTATTCTGTTGGGAATGAAACCCAAAAGAATCAATGACTGGATAATTGTTGAAAAAAAGGAAGGGTGGCAATTTTCATCAGCGTTCAACAAAGTTCCAATGATTAACTATGATGTTATGCCGAACCCCCCGGTTGGTTTGAAAACACTGGAAGGTTTTCTTGGCAGCAATATCAAGGAAACGGATGTTGATTTTAGAATAAACAGGAAATTGACCAAGGAAGAAATTGAAATGACGGTTTTCTACTGTCGGCATGATGTGGAAGAAACCATCAAAGTATTCCTTGAAAAAATAGATGAATTTAATGCAATGCACGGTATCATTCAGGCTTTCCCGGATATTGTGAACCTGTCTGATATAGGGGATAGTGAAGCAAGAATCACCGCAAAGGTGCTTGGGTGTTCACGCAGATCATTTGAAGATGAATTTGATTTTTACTTCTTGCCGTGCTTACAACTGAAAAAATACAGATATGTTCAGGATTGGTTTGAACAGAAAAGACAGGAAGCCTTGTCAATGGACTTGGCACACATGGATAAATACTCAAAACGTACATGGTATAAGGAACAGGGTCTTGAAACCGTGGTTGCGGGTATTCCTCATTCATTCGGTTTTGGCGGTGTTCACGGGGCAACAGCCACACCAATTCACAAGACCGGGCAACTACTGCACGTTGATGTAAATAATTACTATCCATCAATGCTGATTGCTTGGGGACTGGTTACAAGGGCAGCAACCAATGACAATTACCCGTTAGTGTATAACACACGAAAAGCCATGAAGGAAAAACAGATTGCTGCAAAAAACGCCGGAAATAAGAAAGAGGTCAAACGGTGGAAGAAAGCACAGTTGCCATATAAGAAGATGCTGAATGCCTTGTCAGGTGCAATGAAGGATGAAACCAATGCAGCGTATGACCCAAGAAACAATAACTGTATGTGCATCAACGGTCAGTTGATGTTGCTTGACCTGATTGAACACCTTGAAGTTGTACCGGGATTTGAACTGATTCAGTCCAACACGGATGGTCTTATTATTTGGATTCCTGACACAGATGAAGCCTTTGAAATGGTTGATGATATTTGTTGGGAGTGGGAACAGCGTTGTTCAACAGATCAGTGTTCAATTCTTCTTGAACTGGATAACATCAGTGAAATCTATCAGAAGGATGTGAACAATTACCTTTGGGTTGGTATTGACGGCGGTGTTGAAAGAATCGGTGCTTATGTGAAGGAACTTTCAGCGGTTGACAATGATCTGCCAATCCTGAATAAAGCACTGGTTGACTACATGGTTAAGAAAACCCCGGTTGAACAGACCATCAATCAGTGTGATGACCTGATTATGTTTCAGAAGATCGTCAAGTTATCAGACAAGTATGATTGGGTGGAACATGAGCATTGCACCCCGCTTGTCAGTCATATAGGCAAAAGAACAATCAAGACGGTGTATGAATACCCTGACAAGGACAAATACACATATAAGTCATACAGGGTGTTTGCATCTAACGATCAGCAGCATGGAAGATTGCTGAAACGTAAACAGGTGAAAACCAAGGGTGAAAAATTCGGTAATACACCTGACCACTGTTTTATTTTCAATGATTCAGTTGTTGGGGTAAAAACACCGCCTGAACTTGATAGGCAGTGGTACATAGATTTAGCAAAGAAACGCTTGAAACAATTTGGTGTTGTAGCGTAACACCGGGAAGGAAGGTTTTTATGGATTTAGAAATCAGATATGAAAATGGTTCAATGACTGTTCATCTTGAAGAATTTTTGAATATCCGCAGCATTACCAAAGTCAGGAAACTGCTGAAACTTATCAGAAGCAGTTTCAATCCGGAATGTGAACAGCAGATTAAAGAATTTGTTCAGGAACAGACTGAACAGTTTGAACAGGTTCAGAAGGAACACAGTATTTACATTGAAGGGTACACGCAAAAGGTCAAGTATGCAGAACAGCAGATCAGGCAGACAAAGCACTGTATTTCACAGATTCAGACGGGTGTTAAAAATTCGCAGCTTCTCCGGGATTCACACAGGAAGAACACAAAAGTTTGGAAGGATCGCAATGCTGATGTAAAAAAGTACAGGGAACGCCTGAAAGAACCAAGAAACACATTGAAGGAACAGAAGAAAGAACTGAAAGAGTTGAAATTTTTGTTGCGATCAAGGCAGCAGTCTTTTGACCGTAACATCAGGAATAAGGATTTTTATAAAAAGGTGTTAGAAAACATCACATAAGGTAGGTGATAAAAGATGCTTTACAAAGGTTATGTTGAAACCAAAGGCAAGGCAAGCATTGAAAAACTGAAAAACAGAACCACATGGAAAACCTATGATGAAGTGAAAAACCTGAACGGGTTCGGCGGGGTTTTGGCTGATGACACCATCCTTATTGACATTGATGATTCTGACCAATCTGAAATTCTGATGAACATTGTGGAAGAACTGCAACTTGACTGTAAAGTCCTTTGTACCAGTAGGGGAAAACACTTTCTTTTCAAGAATCATACTATTGCAAGGAACAGGACACACGTTCAGTTGGCGGTTGGTCTTACTGCTGATATAAAAGTCGGCAGTAAGTTATCCTATGAGGTTATCAAGATTGACGGTGAAGAAAGGTTTTGTGAATGGGACATTGAAGAAGGTGGAAAGTATCAGGAAGTTCCCAAGTGGTTGTTCCCGGTCAAGGCAACCGCAGACTTTGTTGATATGGATGCCGGGGACGGAAGGAATCAGGCACTTTTCAATTACATCCTGACCCTGACTGCAAATGATTTCACGGTTGAAGAAACCCGTGAGTGCATCCGCATCCTGAACAAGTTTGTTCTGAAACAACCGCTGTCAGATGATGAACTGGAAGTGATCTTGCGTGATGATGCTTTTCAAAAACCTGTTTTTTTCCTTGGTAGCACATTCCTGTTTGACAAGTTTGCAGTGTTTATGAAGAACACGGCACACGTCATCAAAATCAACGGGCAGTTGCATATATACAAAGATGGTGTGTATTTCAATGGGTATAAAGAAATTGAATCAAACATGATTCAGCACATCCCCAACCTGAAAAAGATGCAACGCCGGGAAGTTCTTGATTACATGGAATTGATCGTTGATGAAAAAGAACAGTCAGATGCAAACCTGATTGCTTTCAACAACGGTGTATATGACCTTGTGACCGGGGAACTGAAACCATTCAGCACGGACATTGTTATTACCAACAAGATCCCTTGGGACTACAAGCCGGATGCCTATTCTGAACTGGCAGACAGTACATTGAACAAGTTGGCGTGTGGTGATGCAGCAATCAGGGCGTTGTTGGAAGAATGTATTGGTTACTGCTTTTACAGAAGAAATGAGTTAGGCAAGGCGTTCATCCTGACAGGTGACAAGTCCAACGGTAAAAGTACATTTTTGGATTGTGTCAAAGCAATCCTTGGTGATCGGAATATTTCAGCACTTGACCTGAAAGAACTGGGGGACAGATTCAATACTTCAATGATGTTCGGCAAACTGGCAAACATTGGTGATGATATTGGTGATGATTTCCTTCAAGGTTCACAGGTCAGCGTGTTCAAGAAAATAGTAACAGGTAACCGCATCAAGGCAGAACGCAAAGGACAAGACCCGTTTGAGTTCAACCCGTTCATCAAACTGTTATTCAGTGCCAATGATATTCCCCGTATGAAGGACAAGACTGGGGCGGTACTTAGGCGTTTGGTTATCATCCCATTCAATGCCACATTCAGCAAGGACGCACCTGATTATAAACCGTTTATTAAATATGAACTGACACAGCAAGAACCCATTGAATACTTCATCAGGCTTGGCGTGGAAGGACTGAAAAGAATTATCATCAATGACGGATTCACCAAGTCAGACAAGGTTCAGAACCAGTTGACAGAGTATGAAGAAGAAAACAACCCTATCCTTGCATTTATCAATGACACCGGGGTTGACATGATAGAAAATGAACCAACCGCTGATGTGTATAAGCGGTATCAGGTTTTTTGTGCAGACAATGCAATGCAGCCAATGTCAAATATTGTATTCAGTAAGCAGATCAATAAAAGGCTTGGGTTCAGAGTAATTCAGAAAAAAGTGAACAATAAAAATTGTAAGATATTTGTTTCATAGCAGAAAGGCAGGTGATTGAATGTGTCAGAAAAACTGCAAATATTGGAACTTTTTGGTGGCATAGGGTCACCAAGGGTTGCCCTTAGAAACATAGGTGTTTCAGTAAAATCTATTGATTATGTGGAAATTGATGAAAAGGCTGTCAGGTCATACAATGCAATGTTTGAACAAGAATCAGCATATACACCGCAGACAGTAGTAGGGTGGAATCTTCAACCTGATATTCTAATTCACGGGTCACCATGTCAGGATTTCAGCATTGCGGGGCATCAGGGAAAAGCAACGGCAGCAGACGGAAGAATAAACAAAGGAAAAGGTGCTGATGAAGGTTCAGGGACAAGATCATCCCTGATGTGGGAAACGGTACATATTATTGAACAGATGGGTGAGTGGAAACCAACTGTTGTGATATGGGAAAACGTAAAAAATGTTTTATCAAAGCACATGGTTCACAACTTCAACCGTTACCTGTCATATATGGAAAAGTTGGGTTATTCCAATAATTACAAAGTGTTAGACTGCCGTGATTATGGAATACCACAGGCACGGGAACGGTGTTTCACAGTATCAATTCTTGGTGACAATGCTTTTGATTTTGAACTGATGGAAAAAAGACCCATGAAGAACATTTCAAATTTTCTTGAATACGGTGATGTTCCTGATTGCTACTTGGTGACACAGCCAAGTGTTTATTCAGTAATTGGTAAGAAAGGAATCAGAAGGGCAACCATAATCAAAGATTATGTAAATACTATTACCACAAGACAGGATAGGACACCCGCACAGGTCATTGATCTTGGTGGTGGAAAATACAGATATTTGACAGAACTGGAATGTTGGCGGTTGATGGGGTATTCGGATGATGATTTTTATGCAGCAGAAGCAACTTGCAGAGTTGAACCGGGAAAAATGAACAGAACCTTATATCATCAGGCGGGTAATTCCATACCTGTACCGATATTTGAAAGTATGTTCAGTGCAATGCTGAACAGTGGGATTATAAGAAAGGAAGGTATCAATTAGTGAAAGGTGGAAGAAATACAGAAGGTTATGCAGACCCAACGGCAACTATTGCGGTTGGTAGAGTTGCAAAGGAAGAACGTGAACAGATTGAATGTGAAGCAGCAGACAAACGTGCCTATGATCTGATTAAGGTTTTGAAGTACATCATCAAAGGTGCGGGGTTTGAACTGACTGAACGTGTTCAGGTAAAAGATACCAAGACGGGAAGGGTTTACAGATGAATGAAATATTTACAGATACATTTGATAGGTGGACATGGTTTCCACAAATGAAACCTTGGGAACTGGAAGTAATGAGTTCCAACAAAAAGGTTCAGAGAATGAAAGACAGGCAAGATAGAAAGGTGAGGTTAAGAAATTATGGAAAATAAGATTTTGGAATTATTGGAACGAAAGGGCAGTGTATCAATGAATGATGATATTTTCCCATTGGTGGAAAAAGAATTTGAAGGTCAGGTGATTGGTACAGAACTTTATGAACTTGCACACCAATACATATCACAGTTGTTGTATGGGGTGCATACTGCCGGGGTTGCCGTGATTGCAGTTCCTAAGTTTGTAGCGGGTCAGCAGTTTGGTCAGATGGTTGTTGCTGATGTGATTTATACAAAGGTGAATGATACACCGTATGATTTTATGCAGTAGTTGCGGTTGGTAACTGTTGGTAACGGTTCACGGTAACGGTTGAAAGTCTTTATTTATGCGGTTTGTAACGGTAGTAACGGTTAAATGTAATTTTATTATTATTTTTATATAAGTTTTTTT